AGGTTATTTGAAACACATTGGGCTCGAACTAAATGATGAAGATTATTCAAAGTTTGAGCAGCGCCAATTGACATCAGCTTTTTCCTCGAAGAAAGGTTTTTTCTTTGAGATATTGGATACTGCGCTTTTTGTTGCAGAACGTCTAAATGCCTGGTATGTTACCGGAGATTTTGACAATTTCCTTCATTCTGAAAAGGTTTATGTTGACTGGCTGAGAGAAGCAGATCGATTACTCAATCTAGCTGCTTTCACGAACAATTTAACTGCGCTCGATAATACCAATTTCAAGTTCAAAGCAGATTTAGAGTCTGCTATTGAGAAGGGTAAAGCGTATGTTAAATTTACAGCAAAGAGTGCTGGCACTGAAAATGTTGCTATACGCCGAAAACTGTGTTCTCTAGAACTATTGCATAATACTGAGATCACACGACGTGCTGCACAGATTGAACGTAAGGCTCCTTTTGGAGTTCTTATTGCAGGCCATTCTAGTATTGCCAAATCAGCTTTCACAAAGGTTGTTTACAATGCGTATGGTTCGCTTTTTGATTTGGACAGGAGTGATGCTGGATGTTATTGCCGGAATTCTTTTGATGATTTCTGGAGTGGATTCAATTCCTCTCAATGGTGCATTCGTATGGATGATATCGCTTTCTTGAATCCTAGTAAGACCGCTGAGGTTGATAATAGTATCATCGAAATGTTAGGTATTGTCAATAACGTACCATTCGTTCCTAACCAAGCTTCTTTGGAGGCTAAGGGAACTACTCCAGTTCTTGCCAAGTTGGTAGTCGCTACGACCAATACTTTGCATCTTAACACCACGACATATTTTGCTTGCCCATTGGCAGTAAATCGTCGTTTACCGTATGTGGTCAATCTTAAGCCAAAACAAGAATTTTTGCATTCTAACCAGCTTTTTATTGATCCATCTAAGTTGAAATGCGACGAAGGAGATTTTCCAGATTTTTGGGAGATTGAGGTCATGGAGATCCATCCTGTAATTGGAACCGACAAGGTCGAACGTGCAGAATTTAAAACTATTGCAGTTTTTTCTGATATTAACGACTTTGTTAAACACTTTCTTACAGCAGCACAAGTGCATGAGGGAAACCAAACGCGCGCTGTTGAAAAGAATGCTGATATGGTTAAGATTGATATTTGCAAGGATTGCCTAATTCCATTGGGCAGATGTCCATGTATGCAAGTGCAATCGCTTAGTCTGACTCCAATGGAAGATTATACCGTATGGGTTCTGATGTACATATTCAGTGTCAAGTGGTTTGTATCTTATGTTGTCTACTATCTTTCGAGGTTTAGACTGACAAGATATCCTGTTTATGCAGCTATTAACCACTTGCCCCCACGTGAAAGCATTGC